GCATGGGTTGATGGTGATGCAACACATGCTTGGAACAACCAGCATATCAACTCAATAAACCATGAAAAATCAACAATCTGGATAGTCTCACTGCTATGCTGCTCACCCAATCTGAATGGGCACGGCAAAAAGGATTTTCACGGCAATATGCCGCCAAGTTGATCAAGCAAGGCACTATTCGCCTGACAGGCGGCAAGGTGGATACGGCGCAAGCCGAAGCGGCGCTGGCTGCCTTGCGTGAGCCGTTACGGCAGACATCCAGTGACGAACCCCTAGAGGGTGCCGGCCAAAGCCTCTCCACCCTACTGCTCAAATCTCGCATCAAAACCGAGGTTGAGCGCGGTAAACTGCTGGAAATCCGAGCCCGCGCTGAATCGGGCAAGCTGGTCAGTGCCGATGAAGTCAAAATCGCCGCTTTCCGCCGTGCGCGTATCGTCCGCGACGGCATGCTGAATCTGCCTGACCGTGTCGCGGCGTTGCTGGCTGCTGAAACAGATGTCGCTAAGGTGCATGCGATTTTAACCAAAGAAATCCGCCTGATTCTGGAGGAAATCAGCCGTGATTGATGTGGCCGCGCTGTATGATGCAGCGTTTAATGATGGCTTGCGCCCAGATCCGTTACTCACGGTCTCCGAATGGGCGGATCAGTTTAGGATGCTGTCGCAAACGGCTTCCGCTGAGCCAGGGCGGTGGCGCACGGACAGAACGCCTTACCTACGCGAGATCATGGACTGTCTCTCAACCTCCAGCGGGGTTGAGAAGGTTGTCTTCATGAAGGGCGCACAGGTCGGCGGCACCGAGGCGGGCAATAACTGGATCGGCTATGTGATTGACCAAGCCCAGTCGGCGTTGCCGACAAAATATATTTTGCGCGCAACGCGCGCGGCGGCCAATGCTGGTGGTGCTGCCCACCGTGGAAATGGGCAAACGGTGGTCAAAAGGCCGTTTCGCGCCGCTGATTGACGATACGCCGGCTATCCGCGCCAAGGTCAAAGACCCGCGTTCCCGCGATGCGGGCAATACGGTGCAGTCGAAAGAATTTCCCGGCGGCATCGTGGTGATTACGGGTGCAAACAGTGCCGTGGGGCTGCGCGAGTATCATTTTTTGTGCGCAAACGCGCACGGGGCCGGTGCGCTATCTGTTCATGCCCGCGTGCGTTGCACGCAAAATAAAAACTGATCGACGGCTACCCCGGCGATGCCGACGGCGAAGGTGATCCCGTCTCATTGGCGGTGCAACGAACGGCGACTTTTGCCCGGCGCAAGATTCTGGAAGTCTCTACTCCTACGGTGAGCGGTCTCAGCCGCATTGAAAAAGAATTTGAATCCTCGGATCAGCGTTTCTTCCATGTGCCGTGCATCGTGTGCGGGCATATGCAGGTGCTGAAATGGGCGCAGCTTCGCTGGCAGGATAATAACCCCGTCACGGTTCATTACCACTGTGAAGCGTGCGACACCCCCATCCCCAACCATGGCAAAAGCCGCATGTTGGAGGGTGGTGAATGGCGAGCCACGGCGGTGGGTGACGGCAAGACGCGAGGCTATCATCTCTCGTCGCTCTACAGCCCCGTGGGCTGGTTTTCATGGGAAGAATCAGTGCGGGCGTTCCTGAAAGCAAAAGACGATGAGACGCTACTTAAAGTCTGGGTAAACACAACGCTGGGCGAAACATGGGTGGAAAAAGGCGAAGCACCCGACTGGCAGCGGCTCTATGAGCGCCGCGAGGATTATCCCATCGGTGAAATCCCCGCCGCCGCCGTGGTGCTCACCGCTGGCGCGGATATCCAGAAAGACCGCATCGAAGTGGAGATTGTTGCTTGGGGCAAGGGCAAGGAAAGCTGGTCTCTCGATTATCAGGTGCTGGCAGGTGACCCAGCGCAAGCGGCTGTGTGGCTGGAGTTGGCGGCACTGATCGGCACGTTTTACCGACACCCCAGTGGCGTTGATTTGCCCATCGCGATGCTGGCGATTGATTCAGGGTACGCAACGCAATCGGTATACGATTGGGTGCGGCGGCAGCCCGCCGGCCGGGTGATGGCGGTGAAGGGTGTGGAACGGGCGATTGCGCCCGTTGGGGCACCAACTGCCGTCGACGTGAATCTCGGCGGCAAACGCCTGCGGCGGGGCATCAAGGTTTGGCCCGTGGGCGTCTCGCTGCTGAAATCCGAACTGTACCAATGGCTGAAGCTCCAGTGCGGTGAAGACAGCCAGTTTCCCGCCGGATACTGCCATTTTCCGCAGTATGAAGCCGAATACTTCAAGCAGCTGACCGCCGAACAGCTGGTGACCAAAACCGTCAAAGGTTACCCAAAACGCGAATGGCAGAAGCTGCGGGAACGCAATGAGGCTCTCGACTGCCGCATCTACGCCCGCGCTGCTGCCATTGCTCTTGGCATGGATCGCTGGAACGCGGCGCGGTGGGAAGCACTCGCTAGCCAACTGATTCCCGTGAACAACCGCCCCAGCGCGGCGGTGTCAGAACCTATCACACCAAACAAACCCGTGCGTCCCCGCGTGACGCGGTCGCGCTGGATGAGTTGACATGCCTTACACCGAACAAGACCTCACTGACATCGAAACGGCGATTCGCAAGCTGCAAAGCGGTGAGCGGGTGGCGTCTGTTGCCTATGACGGCAAAACCGTGAGCTACAGCCAAGTGCAGTTGGGCGAGCTGATTTCTCTGCGCGACCGTATCCGCCAAGAGCTTAAAAGCACCACGGGTGCCAAAACCCGCCAGATCCGCGTGTTCACCAGCAAAGGTGTGGAATGAAGATTTTTGGCTGGCTCCGCAAACCGAAAGTCAAAGCCTTGGGTTATGACGCGGCGGGCACTGGGCGACGGCTGCAAACGTGGGTGCCGACCACCGATTCCGCCAATGCCATTCTGTTTCAGGATGCGGCGTTGTTGCGCTCGCGCAGCCGCGATATGGCGCGGAAGAATGCCTACGCTGCAAATGGTATCGAGGCGATTGTGGCGAATGCCGTGGGCACGGGCATTAAGCCGCAATCGAAAGCAATGGACGCGGAAATCCGCAAAACCATTCAGGAACGCTGGTTGGAATGGACGGATGAAGCAGACAGCGCAGGATTAACAGACTTTTACGGCCTGCAGGCGCTGATCTGCCGCGCCATGGTGGAAGGCGGTGAATGTTTTGTGCGCACCCGTCGGCGTTGCCGACAAAATATATCTTGCGCGCAACGCGCGCGGGGTGTGCGCCGCGCAGAAGATGGGCTTTCCGTACCATTACAACTGCAAACGCTGGAAGCGGAACATCTTGATGCCAGCAACAACAAGCCGCTGGCAAACGGCAACTTTATCAGGGGCGGCATTGAGTTTAACCGCCTCGGCCAGCGGGTAGCCTATCATTTGTACCGCGAACATCCTGGTGATGCGATGTTGTTCGGCACCGCCAAGGAAACGGTGCGCGTACCCGCCGAGGAAGTCCTGCATATTTTTAAACCGCAACGCCCAGGGCAGATTCGCGGTGAGCCGTGGTTGGGGCGGGTGCTGCTGAAGCTCTATGAACTCGATCAATATGATGACGCGGAACTGGTGCGCAAGAAGACGGCAGCCATGTTCGCAGGCTTCATCACCAAGAACGACCCCGACACACCTTTTATGGGCGAAGGCACCCCCGATGACAAAGGGGCAGCGCAGGCTGGTTTAGAGCCAGGCACGCTGCAACTTCTGGAGCCAGGCGAAGACGTGAAATTCTCCGAACCCGGCGATGTCGGGGGCAGTTACGAGGCGTTTTTTCGCCAGCAGCTGCGGATGATCGCGGTGGGGCTGGGGATTACTTATGAGCAGCTCACCTCTGACCTGACCGGTGTCAATTACTCCAGCATTCGTGCCGGTTTGATTGAGTTCCGTCGTCCCCCGTCGGCGTTGCCGACAAAATATATCTTGCGCGCAACGCGCGCGGGGCACGATGCTGCAACACCAAGTGCTGGTGTATCAACTGTGCCGGCCCGTCTGGCAACGCTGGCTGGAACTGGGGATATTATCGGGTGTGCTCCCCATTTCGCTCAGCGATTTCCAAAAAAATCGCCGTGCCTACCTTGCCGCGAAATGGATTCCCCAAGGCTGGGATTGGGTTGATCCGCTCAAAGACCAGCAGGCGGAGCAGCTCGCGGTACGCAATGGTTTCAAGAGCCGCTCAGAAGTGGTGTCCGAGCTTGGTTATGATGTCGAAGAGATCGATGCGGAAATAGCCGCCGATAATGCCCGTGCCGACAGCCTCGGCCTGATTTTAGACAGTGATCCGCGCAAAGTCGCCAAGACTGGCGCGGCACAACAGACACAAAGCAATTTTTCCGAGCAAGCATGACCAACAGTTTCTCCCAACACTGGCTGAACCGGCCGTTGTTGCTGGCGCCGCACGCCCTGCCATTGCTGCGTGCGCCGCAATCACTGGCAGCGCGTAGTGGCTCGACAAGCAGCAATGCTCGGATTGCCGTGGTGCCCGTGCTGGGGCCGATGGTCAAACGCGGCTCGTTCCTTGATGCGCTGTTTGGCTTTGGCAATTACGAGGATGTGCAGGCGCGATTCGATGCGGCAGTGGCAGACCCCAGTATTGATGCCATTCTGCTTGAGATCGATAGCCCCGGCGGCGAAGCGGCTGGGGCGTTTGATCTGGCTGATAATATCTATGCCGCCCGTGGCAGCAAACCCGTCTGGGCAATTGCCAATGACAGTGCCTTTTCCGCTGCCTACGCGATTGGCAGTGCCGCTGACCGGCTTTTTCTCACCCGCACCGGCGGCGTCGGCAGTATCGGCGTGCTGGCCGCCCACGTTGATCAATCAGGCTACGACGAAAAGCAGGGCGTGAAAGTCACGACGCTGTTCGCAGGTAGCCGTAAGAACGATTTCAACGCCCATGAACCGCTGTCGGAAGACGCAGCGGGCTTCCTGCAGGCCGAAGTGAACCGCTTGTACGGCATGTTCGTTGATACCGTTGCCCGTAACAAGGGAATGACTCCCGATGCCGTCCGCGCCACGGAAGCGGCGCTGTTCTTTGGCGAGGAGGCCGTGAAAGCCGGTCTCGCCGATGGCGTGGGCACGGTTGAAAGCGCCATTCAATCTCTCGCCAACACCTTGATTCCCCACGATGACGTGGTGTTGCCCGAAGAATGACCCGCAGCACAAACGTGCCAGTGGCACGTTTTGCAAGGTGTCATCGCCTTAGCGAAGCCAAGCGGCAGCGTAGGCTGAGGTTAGGCTGAAGTGCTGGGCATTCGCGCTTTTGGCTCCGAGGACACCACCCGCGCTTACGCGGATGTCTTGGCCACGCACCTGCAAAACATGCGCAACAAACACGCCATCACGCTGGAGTATCTGCGCATGGGAGCCCTGAAAGGCGTTATCCTTGATGCGGATAGCTCGACGTTGTTTGATTTGTACACCGAATTTGGCATCACTGCCAAATCCGTGAACTTTCAGCTAAGTATCTCCACCACGGACGTGAAAAAGAAATGCCTTGAGGTCA